TCTGGATGATATTACTATGCAATCCATTAAACAATATTATCTAAAAACACTAGGAAATATTAAGCCTGGAACATGGGGTAGTATTTATATATATTTAAAAAGTGCGAGTTCGAAAAGAATCATGCCAAATAATTACATTGATGAAAAAGGGAATAAATTTAAAAAAAGTAATAGTATTGGACCAGGTGTAACACAACTACAAGCGAATAGTTTTAATGTATTAACTAGAATTAATAGTGAGATGATTCCACCAAATACGCAAAATACCAACAATACAACAAATGATGGTAGTGATATAGGAAATAGTGCTATTTATATAACCACAAAAGATGCATACACATTAACTGATGGACCTACAATATTTCTTGCAAGTGACGTAGAAAAAGTAGCGAAATTTTATATTCAACAATCTCATATTCCATCAAAAATAATGGAGACAATACTAGAAACTATTCAATATAATAACACTATCAATGAAAAAATTGAACGATTAGAAAAAGACATGGAAGACATGTTGAGTAAAACAGACAAAAATGACCAGGAGGATGATAGTAAGGGGAAAAGATCAAAAAATAAAAACAGTGATAAAAATGATAGAGAAATGGAAAACAATGTAAAAATAAAAACGGTAAAACAAGAATTGGAAATGTTATATTCCATGGTAAAAGTAGTTAATTTTAATGAAACATTTGTACCAAATAAAACCGCGCATTTATCAAAATGGGCGGAAGAAATGGATGGTAAACGATCATTTACTAGCAATATTGACAATGATATTATTGAAAAAATTATGCTTTTAAACAATGTTTCTGATAATTGGAAGATTCTACTATTGATGGGTATTGGTGTTTTTGTAAATCATGAAAATATGAACCAGGACTATGTAGAAATTATGAAAAATTTGGCGGATAAGCAATTGTTGTACCTGATTATAGCATCAAGTGATTATATTTATGGGACAAACTATCAATTTTGTCATGGTTATTTAAGTAAGGATATGAAATTGACACAGGAAAAAATTATACAAGCATTGGGTCGTATTGGTAGAAATAATATACAACAGGATTATTCGATTCGATTCAGAGACAATGAACAAATATTAAAGTTGTTTAATGCAGAAATTGAGAAACCAGAAATAAAAAATATGAATAAATTGTTTTGTAGTTTGTAGGGATTTTGATTTATTATATGTTTTACATGTTTATAAAAATACTAACAATAATATTATTACAATAATAACAACAAGACATATCCAAAATGTTTGTTTTTTTTCACGTTGATAAGCTGGAGAATTAATGTCTGTATTTGTCATTTTGGGGTTTAATTGATATAAATTTCATATTATTCATATCAATTTTTTTAGTAATTTTACTCTTTGTATTTGTAATAATACATATTATCCACCGCGAAGGCGCAATACTAAATGCAAGGTTGATTCCTTTTGAATGTTATAATCTGATAATGTACGACCATCTTCTAGTTGTTTTCCAGCAAAAATGAGACGTTGCTGGTCAGGTGGAATGCTTTCCTTAGATTGAATTTTATCTTTAACATTTTCGATTGTATCCGTTGGTTCAACCTCTAATGTAATTGTTTTTCCTGTGAGTGTCTTTACAAATATTTGCATTTATTATGGTTTGGTAGTCTCTAGTGTGATGTTATGTATATATACATATTATCAATAAAAAGTTTTTATATATTTATCCTAAAATATATAAAGTCGGTCGGGTCATAAAGCCCTCTCCGAGAATTGAACTCGGGACCTCCAGTTTACAAGACTGGTGCTCTACGACTAAGCTAAGAGGGCGCGATATCGATTCGATATAAATTGTTGTAATATTGTTTTTTTTATTTTTTTACGCGTGAGGGTGGAATATTGTTATAACAATATTGCTTTGTTAATCGGGAAATCAATAATTTGTAAATCTTTGGATAAAAGTGTTCTCCACATCTAAGATCCACATACTAAATAAATATGATTATAATTCAATTTTTCTATTTTTTCTATAAAAATAGCGCTACTGAGCATTGAACCTCTAATTTGATTTTTAAATTGTTCAAACGTAAAAATGTCACTTTCATTGACGTCATTAAAATAAATATCAGTTATTTTTTCAGATAACCATTTTTCTGCGTGTAAAATGGCTTCCTTTTCTGTTTGTTTAATTTCAAAATTTAATGTTTTTTTTATTTTACCCCATCTAGAAATATTAAATGTGATCTTGTTTATATATTTATTTTCATCATCAATAATAGTATCATATATATAATTAAATATATTTTCATTTTTTATAAAAGTTGAACCATATTTTTCACGAATTTTTATTTTTAAATTCATCATTTGTTCGTGTATATCATAATTTTCTGGTAATACCATTTTTAAATTCATTCGTTTATCTAAATGTATTTTTTCGAATACTAAATGTTGTTTGCCTCTAAAATTCACAAGCGAAACATATTTTGGTAAGCTAGGTTTATCTTTTTCAGGATAAATATCATTTTCTAAATCTTCAACAACTTTATTAGCTTGTTCTAATTTTTCTTGAATTGTTATTTTTATTGATTTTGATGTAGACCATGGTTTATCTAATTTGGGATGTTTTTCAACTTTGAAAAATTCTCTTTGTTTTGTGTGTTCTTTATCTAACCACTCATGATAATATACAACATATTTTTTCATCATGTCTTGTCTAATTCCTTCTGGTAATTTTTTTGCATTTTGTTTCCTTTCCCTCTTAGTTCCTTCTTTAATCCCTTTTGAATTTTGTTGTTGTTCTTTTTGTGTCGCAATCCTTAAATTTTCCCAAGTATTATTTAATGGGTCTTGATCAATATGATCAACACTTATATTTTTTGTTCCTTTACCATTTCCATAACATCCCGTTATAATTTGGTGTATATAAATATTTAATGAACATAATATATAACCATTTTGATGTTTGTACCAAGTTATTTTTTTCTCTATATTTTTTTCATAATCTAATATTTTTTGATAACTATCAAAACATAATTTACAAATAGTATCTTTTTCACAATACATTAGTAAATATTCTTTATCATTTTCTTTTACTCTCCATAATGGATTTTTCATAATATTTGCATCTTGACCACTTGTCAAATAATGACCATTAATGTATTCAATAATATTATATGTTTCTGAAATAACGTTATGATAAAAGTGATAAATTTCAATATTACTACGTCTTAAATCATATTTATTATCATTTTTAAATTTATAATAAACATTTTCAGAATTATAACTAAATATAAAATCTAAATAAGTGAAACGTTTGTAATTATATGTGTAAGAAGGATAGTCTTCATTATCACAATTATTAAAGACAAAATTTTTGTTAAAATTAATTATTTTATCTTTGTCTTTATGATCAACAAAATACAGTTTATCACCGTAATTGATAGTTCCACAATTATATTCTTCATTTATTCCGTAAATAGGTTTCATTTTTGATAGTATTGTACTATTATCACTCTCAGAATATGAATCAATTTTAATATTATTCATATTATGATATTATTTATAATATAGTCTTTAAATAGTTTGGGTAATAAAATATAATATATAATTGTATATATTTGAGAAAACCACCCAAACCGCTCAGTTGGAATACGCTAAACCGCCCATGCCTGACATAATTCTTAATACATTATAATTGGTGGCATAAACTCTAACCTTGGCTGTCTTAGTACCTTCAACAGTGGCATTAGATAAGACCAATTGTAGTGTGGCATTATCAATTCTGGAGAAGTTACAAGTTCCACTTGGTTGATGCTCTTCTGGGCGAAGGGCAAATGAGTAAACATTGATACCAGTATCTGGGTTTCTGGTGTGAGCTTGGTATGGTTGGACAACGTCGAAGTATGAACCTTCACGCTCAGAGAAACGATCTTGGCCGTTAAGTTGAAGCTTAGCGGTGACGACTGGGTTTTGACCCCAACAATGCATGTCTAGGGATGTCTCTGTAAGAACGAATGTTCCGGCATCAGAGACAGTTGATCCACCGATGTGGTTAGGATCAAGATCTTGGATAGCTGTTAGACTGGCTAATGAGTTGGCAGCGGCAGCAGCAGCGGCGGCAGCAGCATTTAATGGAACACGTTCACCACCAAGGTTTGGCTCATTGT